TTATCAGAAGTCCCCTATGGTGCTACTGAAGAATTTAGAACAGGCGGAAAATACCCAGGTTCTCACTCTTACTTAAGATGGGCACTTGATAACAACGGGCCCCAAATAGAAGCCACGATACGGAACGGGATTGAAGCCAGGCTTAAGAGGTATCGCTGATGCTCGGGGCTGCAATCCGTGCTATTCTCCTCGCAAATTCAGCCGTCTCTAACTTAGTTAGTACTCGGATTTTCCCTTTAGTGCTTCCACTGCAATGTACTTTTCCAGCTCTAACTTACTCCTTTCCTTCTGATCCATTTAAAATCGCTATGCGTTCGGCGCGATGTCAAATAAGCTGTTGGGATTCAGATTATACAAACCGAGAACAGTTAAGACAGGTCGTTGAGGACGCTTTAAGATTTTATTCAGGATCAATCCAGGGAGTAACAATTGAGGTAATCTATCCAATTGAATCTTATGATCATTATCTAGACAGTTCAAACGGGTTTTACTTTGCCCCTATAGATTTCAAAGTAAATTATTATCCACAGAGGTAAACGATTCATGGCAAGAGCACAGACAACACCACAGCTACTTAATTCTGTAACGATGGGTAGCGCAAAAATTGAAATGAGAGCTTACGGATCTTCAGGAGCTTATACTGATCTCGGGCTAGCTTCTGGAATTGAATTTACGGAAACAATAACACCGGCTGAAATTAAGCCTGATAATGCTTCTCCAATTACAGTAGACCTTCAGGAGCATTCAGCCACCGTTAAATTTGACCTTCTTGAGCAGGATCTCACAAAGATCTATGCTTTGAGAGGCGGTTCAGGTGGGCTTGACACATATGCAACCCAAGCGGCTGAAGCAGTCACAGTAACAAATGAACCACATACACTAACAGGTACCAAAATGGTAGCTCTTGATTTTGCTAATGGCGATGGTTCAGAGGTTGGCTCAATTGTAGTTACTGATGCTTCGAGTAATGCAGCCGTTAGAAATACGGATTATGTAATTACCATCGGGGCAGACGGTAAAACCTATATTGGGAGAGTGGCAGCATCAACCGTGATTTCCACAGGTGAAGGCGTTCTCGTCGACTATTCTTATACTCCGCTTGCCAACAAATCACTATCAAGTGGTGGGAAGTCCACAATAGGCTATCTTGAAGTTAAACTCACCAACCTGAAAAATATTTCTGGAACTGATAAGGCAAAGACAATTACAGTCTACAAAGTCCAGGTTCAAACCGGCCTAGATTACAAATTCCCGGCTGGGGATTCTACGGACCCGCTATCATATCCTGTTGAATTAAAGGGGTATGATGATGCTACCAGGACAGCAGGCGATCAACTGTATAAGATTGTTGATGAGCAGGGGGTCTAAGCGTGGCTGATGATGTTCAGGATGGCATAAACATTATCGCGCCTCCTATGAAAAGAATCAATTTCTTAGGGGAAATTGTAGAGATCGCTTTTGTGCCAGCCCGTATCGATATCGAATTCAATCGTGTAATTGAAGAGTGTAAGGCTGGAAAATTGGGTGATTATGAGGGGTTAACACAACTATCAAATTTAATTCTAAAACTTTGCAAATCTAACCCCAATATTACTTATGACTGGCTTCTCGATAACGCTTCTTTCGATATGATGACGGATTTCTTCAAAGCAGCCAAAGGGGCAAAAAATGAGAAAGAACCGGAGAAGTCGTCTGGAAAAAACTAACTATTGGTGAAATATTCGTTCAAGTAGGCATTATGTTTGCATGGGCTACACCAGAACACTTACTTGACAAAATGTCTCTTGATCAAATAATTTATTATTATAACGTTGGTTGGGACACCGAGCAGACTAAAGCAAAGGTACATTGGGGCACTTATAGATCTTTGATTTCTGAAAGCAATCCAGACACTCAATCAAAAAAACAATCAAGACCGGACATCGAAGAATTAAGACTCCATCCAGGATACGAAAACGCATACTACGATGAGAAAGGCAAGTTTCATAAGGAGTAAAAAATGTCAGCAGTTGGAGAGCTCACAGTAAATATAGTGGGGGACATGAGTAAGCTTTCCTCTGCTTTCTCAAAAGCGTCATCTGAAGTCGGAAAGTTCGGCAGCTCAGTTACTGGAATTGGCTCCTCAATGACCTCAAAAGTAGGGAGTGCTCTTTCCACAGTTGGAACCGCTGCCATAGTAACAGGAACGGCTTTAGGTGCTGGTCTTGTTGCGGGTGGCGCGAAAGCTACCTCAATGTTTGTAGATTTTGAAAAGTCTATAAGTAACGCTGCTTCTGTCACCGGTCTTACGGGACAAGCTTTCAAAGATGCTAAACAGAATATTTCAGATGTTGCCCAGGAATTAGGACAGAAAACAGCATTCTCGTCTAGTCAAGCAGCCGATGCACTTTATAATCTGGCTTCTGCTGGCGTTGATGTTTCTGCTATCACATCTGATAAACTTATTCCTGTTCTGAGCCTGGCATCAGGCACTCAATACGATCTAGCAGACACTACCGCGATTGTAACAAGTACACTTTCTCAATTCGGGTTACAGTTTGAGTCCGCTGGTCGTGTTTCAGATGTTTTTGCAAAGTCAGCCGCATTGAGTCAAGCCAGTATGGACAAGCTGAAATACTCAATGGCACAGGTCGGAACTATTGCAAGTTCAGCCGGTCTATCCTTGGAAGATACTACCGCCGCCCTCTCTAAAATGTACGATGCCGGCATGGATGGTTCAAGCGCAGGAACAGGCCTAAAAGGAGTTATAGCCTCATTGATGGCCCCCACATCCAATGCCACTGATGTTTTTAAGAGTATGGGGTTAACCCTCGCGGATATCAGCCCTGCATCGAATAAATTTTCAGACATTATTGAAAAATTGAAAGAACACGGATTAGACAGTACAAAAGCTTTTCAGTTGTTTGGACGAGAAGGAGCTCCCGCTATTATGGCTCTTGTTAATCAGTCAGACGGCCTTAAAACGATGACTGAGCAACTGAAGGAGGCAGGTGGGGCCGCTCAAACGATGGCAGATCAACAGCTTGATACACTGTCCGGAAGTCTTGACAGTCTGTCTGGTTCAATTGAAAATGTATGGATTAACGTAGGACAGGCACTGGCTCCAAGCATCCGATCAGTAGCCGATGGTCTTACGGCTGCAATTCCAGGCATTCAAACGTTCGTTGTAGGTGCGGTGGAAAGTTTTGTAGGTTTTGTAGGCGGGCTTAAAGACTCAATTTCATCACTGTCAACAATTGGAAGTACAGTTCTAGACATTTTTAAGACTATTTTTGAATCAGTTTTTGGCTCAGTTTCCAGTATTGAAGGCTCGTTATCTGGTGTCATAAATGGAATTATGAGTCGGATAGCTGGTATAGTCACTGAAGCTGCACCATTCATTGAAAATGCTGTTATCGGCATTGTTGGGTTTTTTAGAGATCTTGTAACAGCACTTCAGCCCACATTTACTAATTTAACATCGATAGCAATTGGTATAATTACACTATTTAGTAATTTATTCTCTGGACTTGCTGGTACAGACTCAACAAAAGCGGCTACTGTTATTGCAAATGTGGTAAATACGATCTCATCTGTTTTAGCGCGTTTAGTTTCCGTAGCTACTACTGCATTTTATCAGATATTGCCAACACTGCAAACCGTATTTACGACAATTGTATCTACAGTTCAGGGTATTTTATCCACTATATCAGGAGTGGTTAACTCTTACCTCCCAACATTTACACTTATAGGTAAATTAATTACTGATACATTTTCCAAAATTCCAACAATAATAAATGATGTAAATACAAAACTAGCCCCCACCTGGAATAATTTAGGGATAATATTTGATGCAGGCAGCAGATTAATAACAAGTGCAATACAGCCTTTGATACCTGCTTTTACTTCGCTATTCAATTCATTAAGTAATTCAACTTCGATAGATTCAATTAGTACTACAATTGCAAACGTTTTTAATACTATTTCTGGATCAATTGCTAATTTTATGATATCATTAGCTGAGAATGGCGGGATATCTGGAGCAATCGAAAGCGCTTTTAATATCGATTTGGGTAAAACATTCGATACGATTAAAACGATTTTTGAAACTGGTAAAAATATAATAACCGGATTCATAAGTGAGTTATCACCGTCATGGGATAATCTGAAATCTAGCTTTGATTCAATAAAAACGATAATTGAAGAAGTTGCACCATCGTTTACTTCGTTCTTTGACACTCTCGGAGGATCGAGTGGCAATACAGCGGTTTCAGTTACATCACTATTAGCAGGTGTAATTAATACTCTAACAGGGGCGATAGCAGGATTTCTTAAATGGCTTGCTGATAACCCTAAAGTTGTAGAGTTTGGCCTAGCTCTTGCCGGTGTAGCGGTTGCAGCGTCAGGGCTTGTTATAGGGTTAGCTAGCGTTATTTCAGTATTAACCCCTATATTCGCTGCGATATCATCAGGGATCGCGTTTGTATCGGGGTTAAGCCTGTCCTGGGCTTCATTGGGGACTGTTGTTAGTGTTATAGGTACGTCGTTGTTCCCCACGTTAGCGGCTGCCATCGGGACAGTGGGTGGTGTGGTGCTCCCTGCTCTTAGTACTGCGCTTGGGGTTGTCTCTGGCGTGATTGGCGTAATCGCCTATACGGTAATACCAATTTTAGTAGAAGCTTTCGGTTTGCTGATCTCTCCTGTAGGTTTAGTCATCGGTGCAATTGCACTTCTTTATGTTGCCTGGACTAAAAATTGGTTTGATATTCAGGGCAAAACAAGAGAAGCCGTAGACTTTATAAAAGAAAAATGGAATCAGTTCACTACTGAACTTGGTAGATTGCCGGGTGTAGCATCTACAGCACTCGGTACTCTTAAAACTACATTCAGTACAGCATTTAATAATATTATTGTTGATATTCAGAATTGGATAACTCGACAGCAAGAACGCTATGCATACGCAATTGTTCAGTTGAACAGCTTTAAAGCGCAGGTAATCCAGAGATGGAATGAAATTAAAGCTAGTGTACTTATAAAGCTGAATGAAACCGTTGCAGATATTCAAAACTGGATATCTAGACAACAAGCGAAATATTCACAAGCAGTAACCCAATTAAACAGTTTCAAAGCTCAAATAACTCTAAAATGGTTAGAAATTAAGTCAAATGTTTTGACTAAATTTAATGAGTTAATTGTAGATATCCAAAATTGGATATCCAGGCAACAAGCAAAATTCACACAATCTATTACCTCACTCAATGCGTTTAGGTCACAATTAATACTCAAATGGACTGAAATAAAATCAGGAGTGTTAGCAAAGTTTAATGAGTTAGTGGCAGATGCTCAAAACTGGGTTAACCGACAAAAAGAAAAATTTAATCTAGCTGTCTCTTCTGTAACTGATTTAAAGTCTAAAATAATTTCAGCTTTTCAGGACATGCTTTCCAGCATCCGCTCTAAAATATCTGATATAGTTAGTGCAGTTTCAGAATTACCTTCAAAAATTAGGAGCACGGCTACAGACTGGTATAATGCAGGAAAGAACTTAGTTCAAAACTTGATCGATGGAATTGCTGACAAAATAACCGCATTGAAAAACAAAGTTAGTGAAATGACGTCACTCGTCGCCAGCTATCTTCCAATGAATAGCCCGTCACTCAAAGGGGCACTTTCTAAACTCCCAAAGTGGAATGATGTTATTTCATCCCCTTTATCAAGTTCTCTATCCACGGCAGCGAAATCAGCTAAAAATGCAGGCTCATCCATCATAAGTTCCATTTCAAGTGGAATAAAAAACGCTGCAAGCTCAGTATATAATGCGGCATCTTCAACTCTGAAAAAAGTAAGTAATCTATTTCCACATTCTCCCGCGAAAGAAGGCCCCTTCAAGACTCTGCCCAATTGGGACGCAGTGTTTCTTGATCCGCTAACGGAGTCAATATACAAAATAAATACCCTTTCATCACCGCTATCAAGTGCCCTTAGCAACATTCGAAACCCCGTTGATGCAAACATTAGCAGCGGGCTTAATACAATTTCTAATGTTACAACTTCAAACAGTTACACTTACGGAGGAGACACTCTCAGCCTCGGCGGTGTAACATTAGCAAATAACCTGGATGTTAATGCTCTCTTCGATGCTTGGGAAAAGCGGATGGCAAACAAAAGGAGGGCCAGGGGAATATGATAGTAACATTCATGGGCTTGACTGTCTCAGCCTATCAAAATGATAAGTACTCGTATGGAATATCCTCAAAAGAGTCTAGGCAGTATTCAGGAGCTATCTACGCTTCGATATCTCCCGTAAGTACCACTTTCCCCAGGTCTTTTGACTGCTATGTAACTGACAAAACAGAATTTGAAACCCTCGCGACAAAAATAGGTGTATTCGGGACTCTGATTATTGACGGTACAAGTTACACCAACTGTTATATTTCCGATTTTAGCGATATTTACGAGATTGTTAGAGGTTCTGGGAAATACACCTATCATATACAATTTTCTCAAGCTGTTACAGACGCTCAATCTGATCAGGTTTATGCAAATGAAGAGACTGTTCACATCTACACTGATAAAGCATTGGCAGCCGGAGCTACACTTGATTATATCCCCATCCTTCTAAGAGGACTGGCTTACGTTAACGTTTCCGTCGAAAATAAAGGTTCAAGTGAAAACCTCAGAGTTGAACTTTACGGAGCTCATACTTTAAACGGTGATGAAAACTATGCACTGTTCTTAGCTGTTCTTGATAATACCACCGCTGGAAAATCAAGTGGTGGGAATATAACCGGACCTCCAAATTACGCATTTTTACATTTTGAAAATTGGGATTTAGAACATTCTACATCAATCGACTTCACAATTTCAAAAGTTGCTACACGGAGATGATAAAATAATCACAAAAGTAGGTTTAGAATACCTTGCAAAAAACACATGTGGAATAACCAGTAATGCATTTACATATTTTGCTATAGGAGCGGGGTCCACTGCGGAAAGTGAAAATAACACCGCTTTAGCCTCAGAAAACACTCTGTACGGAGCTGCAAGAAAACTTGCTACCTGCTCTTTTGTATCACCATCAACGGCAGTATGGGAAGCTACTTTCGCTTTTACCGGTGATGTAACAGTCCGGGAGTATGGTATTTTTGACGCTGTTACTGGTGGCAATTTGTTAGCCAGAGTTGTACTATCTGAAAATAATTATTTTCACGATACCCAGGCTGGGTCTTTCCATGTTGAAATCCCATTTGCTAGGGTGGTGACCTAATGGCACTGACAAAACCAGCTACATTACTTTTTGACAATATAACTCTTGTAGGTAGAGAATATTCCGACGCAAGTGCGGGGGTTGATCTAACTACAGCCGTGGATTTTGCGATTGGATACCGGCTAACATTCAATGCAAGTTCGGCCATAGGCGTGACAGTATTTATGTTTAGTGATCCCTCAGGCAGTGATATTAATTTCACAGCCGCAGCATCCGATAACCCCGCTGATCAGTGCCCAATAAGTGGGGGTGGAACTTCGCAGGGTAAGACAGTTGCAAGCACTTATAGGATGGATCACTCTGGAAAATATGTTAAGTTCCGAGTATATAATCACGATAGTGTAAGTGTTACGAATTTTTCACTCTGGGCAATTCCACAAAAATAAGGTGTTTTAATGTTATCTTATGTGCAGTGGAAAAAAACATATGAAATTAACATTGAAAACCCCTCGGATACTGAAGGTTTTCAAGGAACCTTTGTTTTATATTATATCAGAGGGATGAATAAAGACTTCTCTGATGTAAGATTTTCCACTGTAAAGAAAAAACCTATCCCTTATGTTATCGAAAATGTATCTATTTTTAATAGTTGTCGTGTCTGGCTTTCCCTCCCAGCAGGCGAAACTAAAATATTAATGTATATTGGGAACGGAGCAGCGACTTCAGATAGCAGTCCGGCAGATGTATTTGACTACTATATAAAATTTGAGAAGACTGATAATTCCGCGTGGACCCTAGAATCTGGTTCACTGAAAATAGATAATGGAGTCCTGTTATTAAACAACTCGTCAAAATCTACTATACTGACATCTAAAACTTCTTATCCGGTTAACACGTTTGTCGAAATCAGAGCTCATCATACCGCAGGAAATGACTTTAAAGCAGGATTTGCAACCACTTCACCGGCAAAGGCAGCCGCCTGGGCGGGATCGTCAGATTACAATAAAAATGATCTGATGTTAACTATTAACTCAGGAATTACCGACTACACAAATGACGGTGTAGACCGCAGCGGAAACACGTTTTATACATATGGGGTCTTACACCTCGCAGCCGGAGATAAATTTTATATCAATTATGTGCTAAGAGGCACAGCTACAACCGCTTTACCTGGAAATGTTAGTTTACCTATTCAGCTTTTTTCAGAGAATGCTGAATCACTATATGTAGATTGGGTTCGAATTAGAAAATATTCAGCAACTGACCCAATCATAACAGTAGGAAGACGGTATCTGCAACAGACAGTTGCGTACATTTTTAACGAAAGTTATTATTCTCATACGGATACTATAGCCGTTTTTTTATCACACTCTTTGCATAAACATTTTTATGATGTTTTGCCGGTTGGTGTAAAACTTGAAACTTTTCTTGGGGAACCTGAAAAGTTTACAGCGTCTGAAACAGTGTCAGTTTCTATGACAACTGACCCAATAATACGATACGAAGAACTTGGAGATTATAGCCTTGATACCTGCGATATCTCGCGTTCGACATCCGAGGTATATACTCAATTATCAGCCGACTTTTTCAATGAAATTGTACCGCCTGAAGGCACGACTATAAAACATATCGTTAGAGACTCGAAATATATTCAACATATGCTCTTTTCAGGGCAAGTTATCACGAAAAACCCCAAATTATCCCATTTAGAAAACGCTGTCAGTATTGAAGCAGCCGATCTTTCAAGGAATCTGTCTATCCAACCTATTCCCTGGAATTATCAGGTAATTTCGTTAGACGAAACCCATGTCAATTTTAGTCAGTGGATAGTTGAACTATTGGATTCTACGCATACAGGTGTTATCCAGGGTAATATTATTGACACTAACAAGCCCGATAAGCAATTTGTGTTCAAGCCCGATACTACCCGGTGGGAGGCTATTCAGGAAATTGCTGATTATATGGGATGCATTCCCTATATTAAACTTCTTGAAAAATATGATGTTTCAACTGACAGGATTCTCGTATACTCTGCACTATATGTTGTTCCCGTAAAAGATATCGACCAAAAGTATGGTGGTTTCGACCTTCCAACGCCCCTAGTACTTACCTGGCCTGATAATACCATTAATGACAATCCAACTGTTCCAGGTTCTCAGGATACTCAATATAATTGCGTGATGATCCATGGAGTCTTATCTAATACCCAGGCAACGGTTGTTGCTGTCGCCTGTACTCCTGAAGTAGCTAACGGGACAGCCTGGGCAAATACCTATACACTTGAAGATAACGCTATCTATGAGAAAAGCAGTACAGCCGAAGCTGAAGCTATAAAATGGCTGCTATATTTCAATACTCAGAAATCATCAGTCCAGCTCAAGTTTTTAGATCGATATGATATCGAACTGTACCAAAGAATTAGATTTGGAACTGGGTTTTCAAAGTTGCTTAGGGACCTTACAGACAGGCAGCAATTATCTTATGTCGTTGCTTATGATCCAAGAGACGAAGCTAATTCTAAGCACAATGTGGATGTATCGGGAGTACCTTCTCCGTCGTGGCTTCGAGTATCAGAAGTTAAGTATCACTCTGGAAATAATGATAATTACTGTGATGTCAAGCTCATTACTGACTATATCTATTCTTCTATTGACTCGGTGGTACAGTCTCCTTATGATCAATATATTGCTCCTGGATACTATAAACCAACAACAGACGACAGTATTTCAAGTACACAGTCAATTGTTGAGAGCACGCTCTCTAAGAAACAAGCAGACTATGTGACAGGAACCCTGTTATCAGCAGACCCAGATACTAAGATGGGGACAATTAAAACAAATTCAGGCAAAATTCTGAAGGTGTCGTTACCGTGGTTATAAAATATATTGCCGGTGACGGTACAGGCGATTATGATGCAGACGGATCAGGCGATCAAGCCACGATAAACAGGGCGTTGTCCTGGGCGGCTGATAATCCGGGGAACGAAGTACATTTGGTTGGTCCTTACACGTATGACATAGGATCTACGGTTCTGATTGGCTCTGATACAAAATTCACAGGCGATTCTACCGCGGTCCTTCGACTCAACAATTCATGTACCTGGAATGTAGGCGTACCCATTGTTGGACAGATCGGTGGAACTGGAACAGTTTCAAAAAATATCGAAATTTCGGGTTTTTCGATTGATGGTAACGAAAGCCACTTATACGGGGTCAATGGGCATATTCGCGGGGAAGGCTACTATAATATGATCCACATCCAGGGCCAGAAAGCAAAGCGCGCTACTAATATCAAAATACATCATATGAAAATGTATAACGGTATGGGAGACGGCCCACGCCTTGTATTTTGTGACGATCCTCATGTATATAACTGTGATCTGCAAAACCTCATGCACTGTTCGGTATTTTGTATTGAGTGCAACGGGGCCTTAACATTTTCAAACACGATTAAGGCTATTTCATGCTCTGGCGTTCGTTACGATCATTGCAGAAATGGAGCCATCTACAGTAACAATATTGCAGATTTCACCGGGACAACAAATGCCCCGAAATTTGGAGAGTACGGCGTCCAGATAGGGTTACAGCCCCCTAAGTACGGACACACTACCCTTGTAGATAATATCGTAATTCGGGATAATACAATTAACGTTAGCGGTTCAGGAGTACAGTTAGAGGACTACCTAAAATCAGCTGGTTCAACGTCTCAAAAAGTGACAATCACAAACAATCTCATTAAAGGAGGACAGTACAACGGCGCTGCTTATTTTGCGGGAGTCGTTATCTATTCTTGGGGTAACGGTCTAACAATTTCCAGAAATACTATCGATGGGTCAGGAAGAGCCGGTATTCTCGGGTATAATGCAATTAATTCAAGCTCAAAAGTGTTTGTTACTTATAATAATATAATTAATACTGTAAAACTCGGCGGTGACGGTGGTTATGGAATATGGAACAGAGCTTCGGGCCTGAAAATCTCCGCGTCGAATAACTATCTGTCCGGAAATGTTGCAGGAAAATATAAGGGAATTACACCTCTTTCAGAGTCTAGTGTCTACCTTGATTATGCAGTTCCGGGAAGCACACCGGAAACACCAGATGAACCTGACGAACCGGAAGAGCCAGATACTCCAGACGAGCCAGACGTCCCACCTGAAGACCCGCCAGACAATCCAGTAAACCCTGTTGACCCAGATGAACCCTATGTCCCTATAGAACCAATTGACCCTAATCCGCCTGCTGTAGGCTGTACAGGAATCGCTATTTTATCAGGTGGAAAATATGTGTTTTTACCTTATAAAATTCTAGAAATTGGGGATGATATGCTCTTAGTTCCTACTGATAACGGGTATATCCCGCTGAAGCTTGCAAATGAAACCGAAAAAGGTTCAAACATTACGATGATCCAGGATAACAAAGGCAACTATTACGCAATTGAGGGAGTATAAATGCTTGCAGAATCGTCAATTTACCCGGCTGAAATCCGACTAGAAAAAGTATCGGCAGGGATTGCTACAATCCGCGTTCGTTGGGATATCCAAGGCGTGTTGATTGATGAAAAACTTTCGTACAGGTATGAAGAGGCCATAATAACTAAGGAACTACCTGCTTCGTATGTTACAGATAGTCAGACAGTACATATCTCAACCCGGCAAGATGTTGAAAATTACCTTGAAGTAGTCAAAGACGAGATCATTTCACAGGCTAAAATGTCAATATTCGAGGTATAACATGAGACTAAAATTACTTACCCCCGATGTTTCCGAGGACGGGAAGCTCATATTTCCGTTTGTCGATCAGGACGACGTAACCCAGACAGTAATACTGATTGAAAAAGTCGTATCGGCTGAATATTTAGAGGCTGATATCCTAACAGCAAAAACCGCAGCAATTGAAGAGGCGCGAACTATGGCAACAGCGAACGAAGCAAACCGAACTGCAAGAGAACGGGCCATAGCCGCCATAACCGAAGCTGGGTTAGGAGAAGAAGAAATTATATGAATGATCCTGACCTACCTTTTGAGCCTCTGGTATTCGAGGGCGACACATACACATTTTCAAATTTTACAAACTTAGTTTTATTTACGGATGAGCCTGACGCTCTTCTTAATTTCAATCAATTTCTTGGAAATGTCCATAGGTGTACATTTTCAGAAACCCCATGCGGAGGCGCGAAGAATGTACGCTTTTTAGACATGTTTCCAGGATCTATCTCAATTGAAGTAGGGAAAGACTGTTATCTAAAATCATCAGGTGGTCATGTAGGGAAAGTTCTTTCGGCTGGTCAACTTGCGGAAAGTCAGGAAATAATTACTTCGGATAGTGACGGGATAGCTTATAGGCTTGCAAATGGTGAAGTTTACCAGATGCAGAATGGAGATGTTTATTTAGTAACGCCTCCAAAAACTATAGTAAGTAAGTTTTCAATATTTAATCCTTCCTCAGAGTGGGCACTGTGTATATTATCAATCAGATGCCCAGATCACTCGTCGATAAAATTGTACAACCTTGATACAAAGAACTATGAAATGCTCTCTGCTTTGAATATAAAGCAAACATCAGGCACAGTAAACTCTTTTTCATTTAATAGAATGCTCAGACCTCACTCAATTGAAAATCTACAACTAATGATAGGGTATGACGATCTGTCTTGGACTTACGAGTTTGGATCTGGTGGGGATCAAGCAAACGGACTATGGAACTTAAAAACATTCTTAGCTTTTTATGATCCTACAACAAAGGATGTTTACTATTTATTGTTTACGAAAGTCCCTGACGGTCTTACATGCTCAATAGATGAAGCAGGCAATGTTACAGAGCTTATTATCCCTCGGTCCAATCACACTGTCTACTTTGGAAAAATGAAATATGCTCTGATAAATCAGACGGTAGATGGCGTACCTACCTGCTTTATACCCTCAGAACGTGGCTCTCTTGCTGAGTTTCTGAAACGGTATTTTGCAGTAGTAGATATTCAGTCCGAAATTGACCTAAAAACTTATGTTGTACCTGCAATATCGGATGATAAAATTCTACCGTCTACTGTTCTTCCGACTACTCGCTTATCAAATTTGATATCTTGCCAGGTGTGTCCGAATGAGTATAGGTCTGAAAGTTTTGTATTAAGATCTGACAAGGATGTAACACTCACTATTGAAGCATCTGATCTTGTTTCAGGTGAAAATACAATATCAGCAAGCGCCATAAATATAAGATATGTCGATTGCTGGTATCAGGCAGGGTGTGATGCCAAAAGCACACACAAAGCCGGAAAGTTTCTAACTCCTGAACTCTTGACTTATGATCCTGAGCTTGTCAGGACAAACTGTGATGAGTGGGAAACCTGGAACCTTTCGAACCCGTATGCAAAAAATGAGTTGAAGCTCCAAGACGGTTCTTATATTGATATTACCACACCGACCAATAGTACTTCTGGGACATATCAACCCACAATTGAAGAGCGTCCCGTTTATGATGCTGAAACACTTCAACCGCTGCACCTTAAAAAAGATTTGAACCGGCAAATATGGCTAACTATTTTGGTACCAGATGGTTCGGAGCCGGGGATATATCGAAGTACAATATCGATAAAAGCCGGCAGAACTACTCTAAAAACAATAATGCTTTCTGTAGAAGTTCTTGACATTGAGTTGTTGGACTCTGAAAACGATAGTATTTATTACAGAGGAAAAATTACTTCAACCGGTGCTGCTACTGTTTCTTCTGAAACAAAGTCGGAAGCTCAATTTTTAGCGGACCATATTAACATGGTCCGGCACGGCATAAAAAACCCTCAGTTGATGACCCAGACGGCTGCTATACTCCCGACTTCCCTTGCTATCAGGGCTCAATGTGGAATCAGCAACGCTGACCTGTTTTATAATGGATACCCTAATATAAATGCATCACTCGCGGGAATAGAATCTTGGAATGATACCTGCGTAGCTAATGGGGTTACCCAACTGTATATTTACGGAGTTGACGAAAGTGATATGTCTTCGCTGACTTCGAAAATGACTGACATACACAATTTAGGCGTGAAAATATATTGTTCTCAGAGTCCGGCTAACGCGCTTGCTATAAAAGATTATTTAGATGTTGCGATTGGAAGCGGTTCGTTCACTGCCGACCAGATTTTGGAATTCAAGTCAACGGGGCATGATATATACTCATATGGAAACCCGCAAACGGTCCCAGAGTATGCACTAACATTTAGAAGAAATTACGGTTTATATCTTTGGCAGCTTGGATATAAAGGGGCATTTCCTTATGCTTGGCAGCATAGCTTCTGGGATATTTGGAATGATTTCGACGATAATTATTCAGGTCAAGAGTTTTACAGAGATCACTGTTTCACGTATCCGGCTGCCGACAAACCCATAGATACTATACAGTATGAAGGGTTTGCAGCCGGAATTATAGACAGACGATATATGGCAACTCTTCAGGATGCCGTTGCTACGGCGAAAACTGCGTATATCAACACTACAACAATTGATAATTGGCTAAATGCTTTGCTACTTACAGACCTCTCAACGGTAGATCTTGATGATGTGAGAGGGCAGATGATTGATTATATCCTACTGTTAAAAAGTTTATTAATAACACTTCCGGTGTGATACCATGGTAACTTATTTTGAGGGAAACGTCCCAGACGGTCCGACTATGAACGCTTATATGGACACGCTGAAATTCATTACAAACACAATTTATACACCTATTGGATTCAGGATCGATACACAGTCATCCAGCCAGGCAGTTCAAATAGTGGACGTTAACGGAAATTCGTATACACCACCAACCGGCTTTTTTAACTCTCATCCTCTTTGGGCTGGAATGTGGGCAGCATTTTATAACAGGAGCACCGGAACCTTTTCAACTGGAAATACTAATATAGGGAGTCCTAAAGTATTTACAGGCGCCGACGGTGATGTTTTTGTAAGGATTCCTGGGGCTAATTATAGATACCGGTTTGTTGATAATAGATATCATGAGCACATTGTAGCACCGCTTTCAGTACAGTTTCAGGGGAGTGCACCGCATCCATTTACGGTTATGCGTGGGGGAACGGTTAGACCTTTTGTGTACCACAGTGCTTACGAAGCATCTTTGTTGATTGACGACACTGGAAACTATAAGCTTCAGTCTGTTTCGGGCGTTCAGCCGGTCACCGGGGCTGCAATTTCAAAATTGCAGTTTACAAGTGGTGGAACTAACGCTATACAAATTGATGAAGTGATAACCGGTGCTACGAGCGGCGCTTATGGTACAGTAATAGGCATTCAGAAGAGTTCTGGAACCTGGGCAGGGGGGGATGCAGCAGGTTATCTTTTTCTAAAACAGATAACTGGTACTTTCCAGGCGGAAAATCTAAATGGATCTGTCGCAGGCACTAATTGCGCAACGGCGGCGGGTGCTTCCTCTGCTTTGTCATTTACAGTAACAAATGCAGAAACTTATGCTGCAAACAAAGGTTCTAAATTTGGTGTTATCGATATCTACCTTAAAGCTTATCTTGATTTGTTGCAGGTAATTGAAGCTGGGACCTTAGATGTGCCTTCTGTGTTTGGAATGGGTATAGTAGACTTACCAGTCGGCACAGGTTTTGCCGGGAAAGTCACCGGCTCAGATAATATCGATAGTCTTCTCGATTCACAGGGAACCGGACATGGGGACGGTATTGACGGGCAGGTAGCAATCTCATGGAGAAATATAAGAAACAGATACGGTAACACATATAAACACCTGTTAGGTTTTAATGTGTTTACAGATAAGGCTTTCCGAGTGACTAAAAGGGATGGTACTGGTACTCTTGCTGAAATTATGGCAGATGGGTCTTATGAGGTTGGTGAGGGTATTGTACCAACAACTGATGGATACACGAAAACGGTGTGGCCTGGAGAAATAGGCGGTCCGCTTTTCGTGACAAAAACTAATAATGGTTCGAGTACGGAAACTTTTGGAGATGGGTGGTTTGGGCCGTCGAGTGCTAATAATTCTATTTTTTATGGGGGTGCTTGGAGATCTGTATATCAGGCAGGGCCTTTTATGATGTCGGCTTCAAGCGCGGCCGGGGCTTATAGTGCATCATTGGGTACGCATTTTGTTTATTATCCATAAGAAAAAAGGAGGTGATATAATGGCATGTGGTGGAAATGGAAAGAAACCGAAGAAATGATTAAAATGTAAAATATTTATCTTTTAAAATTTTCATTTTTTTCTTTGCATAAGGTATGTTTTTATATTTTTTATCAAATATTATATTTGGTGGCTCATTATCAAAAATTGTTTGATATTTTAAAGTTCCGTCTATGTATAATACAAGTTCTCCGGTTTTTATTTTCCCGTTTGTGTATTTTGTTATATAGTGTTCACGACTTATAATTTCCATACCAACCTCGTTTATTATATTAGGTTGTGTTCAAATCGCTATACAGACGGCAGTGTTTGAAACAGTTCACTGTCTTCTTTTTTATATTTTTCATTATTATTTATTGCATCAACAACAGGTTTAATAACGCTGTATAGTGCATTGCCAATTGATAAAATCATATTTTTTAAGTTTTCAGCGAATGTCTTAAACGCTCTTATAGCTGACCTCCATATATACTCTGGGTCACTTCTCATTTTTTTAAGTTTTAAGAGTTCAATTTCAAGCTCTTCAGGGCCACGTTTTGGAGCTTTTGAGATAAGTCTTTTATTCAATCTCATCATTTTCATCCTCGTCTTCATCGACATCATTTGGATCAAAATACTCAGTGTGTATTAATACACTTGGCTCACCATAATTAACTACCTTTGGATATACTTTTATGATTGGGGCCAACACATACCCACTTTCTGTTACAGCATATACTTTAAGATCTGGGTCTTGTTTTTTGAGTTCCTCGATGAGTTCTTTTACTATCATTTTTATGCCTCGTTTATTAAGATTTAATCCAACTCGATACTTTCAACATAGTCCTTCCATGCCAAGACAACCGCGTTGTATGTTTTTTGATCGTCGACTTTTAACAAACTCTCCGGTATTTCACATTTAAAATTCATTTCTTTTTCGTAGTATTTAGGGAGTAGGCTGAATTCACCACTTACTACTTTTTTATAAAATTCTATGAAAGACCATGCTTTATTATATTTCATATATTCTCCTCAACACTTTACCCACTTCAGAACCTCTCTTGCCTGCTTCCCTTAAAGGTTCATCTGTTAATATGATTCCTTGTTTAGAAAGTGATCTAACTGTCTTCATATCAAAAATCATTGCCTGAATTTGAGTCAATTGTATCAACCTCTTGTTGGTTTTTCCGCGTAAAATGACTGTGAATTCTGAAATATTATTTTGGGATCAGCATCTATGACTAAAGCTTCTGTTTTTATATTCCTCCATCCATCTTCTTTTAATATCATTATGGCTTTTTCATACTGATCGTTATTATCTGTTGAGAATGATATGCTGTTTTTAAACTCTTTAACGTTTTTAATACCTATGTCGTTTAGTCGTTTAGATATCATTTATTCCCTCGTTTCTTATTATGTTTTATCAGCTTCCTATTAACCTTATTAACCTGCTTAGTAATCTTGTTTACTGCCGGAGCAAGTACTTTATCAGCCATCGTCAATTCTCGTTTCTTAGAGTCTGCCTGAGCATCTGTACTGAAATCAGCTTCCTTGAGCATTTGATTATATACTTCAAGCTCTTTTAAATAATCTTCATCTGTTTTTGCAGCCTCAAGTTTTTTAAGTTGGCTGTTTAGAGCTTTTCCTGCTTCTTCTGTTGTTATTCCTCCAAAATTACTTATTTCATCCATGTCCTAAACCTCTTGTTTATTTTTTCAGCACAAAATTTATACAGATCTGCCTATCTGGGTCTTCTGAATAGTCGCCTTCTGGTGTAATACAGGGAGCTCTTTCAAAAAAATCACAGTCTTTGCAGGTTTTGCCTTCAAAATAGTTGACCGCGTTGAGTACGGTAATTACTTTTAATTTCATATAATCATGAGTACGCTCATTAGCGTCGCTCCATTTGAAGGAGGGACCAGGTAAACCAAACTCTTTTTGAATAGATAACATGAGTTCTTCGTAGAGTATCTTAGCAACCGGTTCTATTGTATTGGGGTAGTCTTTTGCATCAGACATCATATTTCCTCCGGAAATCTGCAAACATAGGAGTGTACGGCATTCCTACTCGATCCATTTCGTCTTTTCTCCTGTCAAGCTCCGGGCAGGCTTCTTTCATCTCGTTATATGACGAAAATTTCTGCCCAGGATAAAGGTCTTGATCAGGGATGTACTCAGGAATTAATAAGGGTTCTGAAATTTCTGCAGACATTTAAACCACCTCACTCATTACAATTTTCTTGTTGTTGTCTTGCTTCCCTCCGTGAGTCAAGGAGGTCAAAGATTCTTTCATTCGTGGCTGTTTCAAGCAGGTTATTATAATCTGATTCAAGATCCATTTAACATCCCTGCTGTTCGTCAACGTACTTCAACCAGTCGTATTGCTCACTGATAAACTCTTCATCGCCCACTGTAGCAAGTTCTATTCCTTGCCATCCAAGAGCTTTTAGGCTTAGAGCATCTTCTTTACGGAGTGGGAATATTAGACCAGTCGGCGTTCTGTGAACGTAAAACTGTTGAAGTAGTATCATTTTGTGAAGTAGTTCAGACATGATTTAAGCTCCTTGGCTTTTCCTTTTCCCTGGATACAAGCATTTTTCAGGGTATATTCTGCCTATACAGCCCGCGCAAGACGGACGTGTGAAACAGTCAGAAGGAGTTTCGCAGATATCGACGGTAATCATTTAGACCACCCTTACCCGAATTTTCCCCTTTCTTTGCCGGATAAATAACAGAGCAGCACGTTCTACGATAATGAGATATTTGGATTTCATCAAAACACTTCCTTAGTATATACAACCCCAAGCCGCTCAAGTTTTGAACAGAATCCAGCTGCTTTATCTGAATCTCGGAAGGTTAGAACGTCCATGCCTCCACGAGTTGAAATGAGAATGAAAGGAATCATTTTTTTACCTCTTCGGTATGTAACTCCATCCTTGCAAACCAAACTATAACGTCTGTATTGCCCAATTTCTCTGCAAATCCCTTACTAACGGCCCCGGTTAAATGTGATTTTCCAACTTCAATTAAGGGAACAAGATTTTTGATAAGTTCTATGAACTCAGAAGGTTCTATCCCGTACTTATAATCTAGTTCTAGCCATACAAGTTCGTCATCGGTTTGATTACTCATATTAAGTATATGGGCCGCGAGATCACAGCAATCTTCATCTGACATTTCAATTTTATTAGATTGGGCCATTTCAATCATCCTCTGGTGTCTCAGTCTTGCGGTTAGTCTTTCGTCTTGCATTTCTGGCATTTACTACCCGGATTGGCTGTTTCGATTTTATCATTATTTTCACTCCATTACGAACAAAAAAATAAAAATTAGGCTTTCTGCCTGTCCTCATTAAACCACTGTGTAAAATCTGCATTAGTAACCGTTCTTTTTGCCACTCTTTCGCAGTGTGAACACGTCCAGGTTTCTTCTATTCCTTGTGAGATCTTAACAATATTTACCAAGCTCATTGAGCTCTCAGTCTTGCAGGCCGAACAGGTACATCTTTTTTTCATGATTGATTCGATGTAACTTTTTACATAGTTCCTGTAAGCCTCGTTTCGGGCTTGTCTTATTCTTTCAAGCCTGTCAGCTTCAGCATTGAAGATGTATTGAGTACATTCTGAAAGACCGTTTGACATTTTGTTGCGCTCCGTTTAACTTAGTATATAGTAATAGCACTTTATACTATATATACTTAATCTACTTGGTATACTAGATAAACTTTAAATACGATGAATACTCTTTTTAAGACATGGCAGAAAAGCAAATAAAAAAACAGAATCCAACTCAGAAAGTATCGCCTGAAAATTTAGAGCGTGTTGCGAATATAGGTAAATATGGAGAGTCTTTCGATGATGTATTAAGCAGACTTATAAAATATTGGGAGACTGGAAAGAAGGAGGAATAAACAATGTATGCAGACATGATGCAAGAGTTAATAATCCGTGCCGGAAAATGTGCCGAACCAATGAAATAAATGGCTAAAGCGGCGAATAGTATCAGTATACCCCAGGAATTGTTAGATACTATGAAACTAAAATAAAATTATTGAAAAATAAGTAAGTTAAAATAATCAATCATCGTTAAAAACTAAAAAAGAGGAATTGACATGAAAACAGTATACAAAATATTAATTGCAGTCGTAGCAATTTTTTTGTTGCTTGGCTGTGTTGGAAGTAACACAAACAACAGCGAGAATACTAAAGCAGACACCCCACCCGAAACAACAAAGTCTACTCCAGCTGAAACGCAAGAAGTCCTAACGGTAACTGAAAATACCCTCACAAAAGACCAGTATGGATATTACTATGTGCAAGGTACAGCCGTTGCGAATAAAGATCTCGGATACGCTGAAATTGACGCTCAGTTCACAGACGCAGACGGGGCAGTCGTCGGAAGCTTCTTGACTAACACACAAAATCTGAAAAAAGGACAGACATGGAAGTTTAAGATAATTGGCCCTGTCGATAGTACCGTAGTTGTGACAGGAGCAAACATTACAAAGGTTTCAGGGTTTTGAGGGGCTGTATAAAGCCCTATATTCAACTTTTTTTAATTGGTTAATACATTTACATTAACTTTTTTCAAAACTCTTCTTATAGTCGCTGTTAAATTTTGATTTTCGTTTTTACCTTCTCGCTCAGATAAAAATAATCAGAGGTATCCGAGCGAGGAAAATATGGCTGAAACACCCAATCTATTAACACTAACCCCGGGAACTTTACAGCAATCCACGTTTACAAAATGTGGTGATGGTTGCAAGTACGACGGGGTAGAACTGACAACAACCGAAAATAAAACAGCGTACACCGCACGCCTGCCGATCACACTAAACCCAGGGACCACGATATCAGGCGACGGAAAAGCCACGGTAGAATTAGTTACCAGTGCGGACCCTACTGTCTGGAAACCCTTAATTCCAGTTTTCGCATTTTCAGGAGAAAAATATCTTTTTGAAAATTTTATTTTTGACGGGATGTCAAGCAAACAGTCTGTGCCCTGGGGAAAAGGTTACCATAACCTGTTTGGAGGTAGTAAAGCTTCGAAAGTCACCATCCAGGGTATGAACATCCATAACTCGATGGGAGATGGAGCACGTATCATAGACAGTAAAGACATCAACTTTGTAAAAAATAAAGTCTATGGCATCGGGCACGATGGTTTTTACGTGGAAAGGTGTACCGGCGTAGAGGCTGCTGAAAATATTATTTACACCAGGATAGATGCAGCCCTGCGGTGTCGTGGCTCATCTGATGTGACATTTCGGAATAACTGGATCTACAGCACAAGTAAGTACACGCCCAGGACAGGACCCGGAATAATTGCCCAGATAGACGAGACTGCCGGAAGCACCAGCAAAAACGTGAAGATCTTTGAGAACTGGATAGAAGGCTGTGAGGGGCCTGGCATGTGGATAGTAACGCATACATATGATTACACTAAGGCAAGTTCTATTGAGATCTACAGAAACGTGATAAAAGCCTGTGGACAGATGCAGGCTGTTAACAAGCTCCCAGGAGTTGCGGGGATCTGCCTGGACGGGTGGAACGCCGAGGTCTACGATAATACAATAGACCAGTGTTCCGGGGCTGCATTTCGTGTAGGGAACTATATTACGACATCAAAAGGAGATGGGTACAAGGTCAACATCGAAGGTAACATCCTGACAGGCACTAAAAAAGCCAGTTATCCAGACAAATATAGCGGAATTGGCCTGGTCAACATCCGGGACAATCATGAAATTACCGTAGATGAAAACTGTTTCTACGGTAATACTGCAGGCGACTACTACGGCGTAAAACCTACAGGAAGCATCCTGAAGAATCCTGTTTACTCCGATGCTCAGTACCATCTCTCTACCTCAAGTCCCTGTATGTTCGCAGATAAGCAGCTTGGAAGATACAATAACTCTTCACCTGTAAGCCCGGATGAACCAGACACACCGGACGAGCCCGACGAACCTACCGAAGACACCCCTGCAGAAGTGTTTGTTACCTGCGATCAGGGAGACGCTGAAAACATTATAAAAAATCTCTCTGAAAAATATACCATATATAGGTGATTATATGACCTTAATATCAGATACTAAAGAATATCAGTCAAAAGAAACTGTATGCAATAACACAACTAAAAATTGTGTAGTACGTGAGTTCACAATTCCGGGAAAATCCGGTAACCAGATATCAATCTCTAAGCTGGGAATTGATATCAAAAATAAAAAAGACGGAATACTATCAACATGTTTTGTAACTGTTGAGTCTGGAAACAATGAAAAACAGCTTGCAAAGTGGTCAAACTCGAAATCTGATTATACTTCCCGGAATGGAACTGTTGAGTACCTGGCTCCTGCAGGCAGTGAGGTTAAAATCAGGATATACCTGAAAACTGATGATGCAAACTGTACAGCCTCGGTTAAGAACTTTCTGGGAACCTGGAAGTATCAAGGCATTAAGCAAGATACAAAAGAAGAAGTTATCGAGCCTGTAGAGCCTGAGAAACCTGCAGAAGTCGCGGAAACGGAAGCTTACCTTGTTGTGAAATGTACTTCAAAAGAAGTTGAACAGTTGACCGCCGAAATATTAAAAATTGCGCCAAGTGCAAAGGTTTCTACACTGTCCAATGATCCGACTTGAAGTTGTTTTAACTTCAATTTTCTATTTTAATACTGGACTTTGCTATTGAATAATATGTGCCATCTGATTTTATCTCAGATCGAGCGAGAAGCACAGGATAAGCTTAAGATAGCCCGACCACTCGGTAAAACCTGCGGAACTTGTGACTTTTTTGAGACAGATGGTACGCTCACATTTGTAGGCACTTGCTCAAAAAAGCAAACGCCTGTATCTAAAAATCAACTTTGTAATTTAGGAGTGCAAAACATGGACTTGATTGAACTCGCAAAAATAGCTACTGCCCTTGTGGTAGTGGCTGGTACTGTGTACAAATATGCCTCAATGAAATATGGAAAAGAAATTAAAAACGTTGAAATGTCTCTCAAAACAATTGGTGATGAAAAAATATCTGCGCTTGAAGCTCTTAGCGAGGTAAAAGCCCTCTTTGAATGTGGGAAAGCTGCCGCCGCAGACGGGAAGATCACACCAGAGGAGATGGAAAAAATATATGCGGAAAGTATGGAGATTGTTAATTCTCCGGCAGTCTCCAAGTTACTCAAGAACTTCGGCAGTGAATAGGTTGTGTTACTATAAAATTTTCAGAGTGTAACCCGCTCCATCTTGTAGCAATCATCATTATAGGAGGAATTGAAATTGCTTTAATAGTTACGGGTAACGATGGAGCTTACGCACTCCCTCTTGTTGCAATGATGTGTTTAATTTTGGGGGTAAAAATTCCCGAAGATAAAGCTTTAGATTTCATTTCACTTTTTATAAAAAAGTAATATGTAAATTCATTTCGGTATTAAATCACCCACGTCTTTCATTTTTTCAGGATTTGCTTTTATCCACTCAACGAAGAGCCGTTCTGCCGTGACTTTTGCTGATTCGTATTCTTGCTGTGAAGTCATTGTAAGAGGCAGGCCACATCTTAAACAATAGTTTGCACCCGGAGCGTTCATTTCGCTGCATCTGGGGCATTTTCCCGGCTTCATAGGGTCAATTATAGCCTCACTGTCTTCTATGCCATACATGGCCTTTACAGCCT